CATGGCAACTGCAGTTCACTTACACCGCTTCTCAACCCGGTACGCACCAGAAAATCATTGATATGGCCATGAATGGCGTTGGATGCCGGGCAACTGCCCGCATTATGGGCGTTGGCCTCAACACGATTTTACGTCACTTAAAAAACTCAGGCCGCAGTCGGTAACCTCGCGCATACAGCCGGGCAGTGACGTCATCGTCTGCGCGGAAATGGACGAACAGTGGGGCTATGTCGGGGCTAAATCGCGCCAGCGCTGGCTGTTTTACGCGTATGACAGTCTCCGGAAGACGGTTGTTGCGCACGTATTCGGTGAACGCACTATGGCGACGCTGGGGCGTCTTATGAGCCTGCTGTCACCCTTTGACGTGGTGATATGGATGACGGATGGCTGGCCGCTGTATGAATCCCGCCTGAAGGGAAAGCTGCACGTAATCAGCAAGCGATATACGCAGCGAATTGAGCGGCATAACCTGAATCTGAGGCAGCACCTGGCACGGCTGGGACGGAAGTCGCTGTCGTTCTCAAAATCGGTGGAGCTGCATGACAAAGGGTTTTGTTCGCCTTAACCATCCTGATATTTGCTCTGGAGACCATTTCATCTCCAGCTTTTCCAGAACAAGCTTTCGCAATGGTAAATTTTGATCCAGTAAGCACGGTTTTGGCCTTTTCGCCATTCTGTTGGCTCGGTTATTAGCATCAACAGCTTTGTAATAGCGGCTGCCCCGATTACGCTGAACTTCACGTGAGATCGTCGAAGGACTGCGATTCAGCGCAGTAGCTATCGCACGAATGCTCATTTTGGCTGACAAACCAGCTCGTATCTCCTCGCGCTCAGACAGTGTCAGGTGAGCTACAGCCCGCTTACGCTCATGGGGGTTTTATGCCGCCAGTATCCCTTAAACATAGTGAAGATCGGGTTTTGAACCCAGGATATTCGCTATTTCACTGAAGCCAGTTCCGTTCTTCCATAGTTCAAAAACAGAGGCTTTTTCCTCTGCTGTAAATGTTCGTCTCATTCAAAAAAACTCCGCAACCCCATGTTTTCACATAACTGTTGCGTTGACCAATTGAATCTACCGTAGCCTTTTTTAATATTTCATTCTCCATTTCAATGCGTTGTAGCTTTTTCCTCAGCTTACGTATTTCGATTTGTTCTGGTGTTATCGGAGAGGCTTTTTGTGTTTTTCCCTGACGCTCATCACGCAGTTGTTTGACCCATCTTGTCATTGTGGAAAGGCCAACATCCATAGCTTTGGCGGCATCTGCCACCGTGTATTTCTGGTCAACAACCAGTTGAGCGGATTCGCGTTTAAACTCTGCGCTAAAATTTCTTTTTTTCATTGGAGCACCTGTGTTGTTCTGAGGTGAGCATATCACCTCTGTTCAGGTGGCCAAATTCAGTGTGCCACTTCAACGCACCAAAATTCGCAGCTGGTGAGGTATTTGGGCTTCAGGAGGCGTCCGGCATGAAAGGCGTTCTTTTCCGTGCTAAAGACGCAATCAAGGAAAAATTCGGCGCTCGCTGGCTGCCAGCGAAGGCGAAGAACAGCGATTTCCCGGGCAACTGGTGGATTATCGAGACAAAACACAACGTGGCGGACGTTCTGGCCGTCATCCAACAATACGCATAACAGGAGCGCCCGGTTCGCCGGGCGTCGCATAATATGGTCACACTATCTGATACAATAAAACCGAATAAAACATATCTTGAGGCGGTACTCCGTACAGCGTTGTTAGGAAAAACAGAAGACGAATACGTTGATTTCTTCCTGTCAGGGCTACGCGGGCGATTACTAAAAAACCCCCGCCTGTACCGCAGCTATGGTCCATACTGGCCGGAAATTAAAAAATTATTACTGGAGCGCGGTTATGGTAATTTCGGTCGTCTCGTTGACCGTGACGTTCGCAAAATTTACCGTTATGACCGCCCGGCGCTAACACTCATAGCCGCGACGCTCTACAGCCAGGAGCGTTTTGATAATGGTCAGATATACTCAGCCTGGCATTTACTGCCAGTGCCTGAAGAAGTTGACGACCAGGACTATGAGTTTGAGTCTTACGATTTGGAAGTTGAAGCCTTAGCACAGGCTGGAGATAAAACTTGAAAAAGCGATACTACACAGTAAAGCATGGGACGCTACGAGCATTACAAGAGTTTGCTGACAAGCATAACGTTGAGGTGCGCAGGGAAGGGGGAAGTAAAGCTCTGCGCATGTACCGTCCTGACGGAAAATGGCGGACGGTCGTCGATTTCAAAACAAACAGCGTTCCCCAGGGCGTCCGCGACCGGGCATTCGAAGAATGGGAGCAGATCATCATAGATAATGCTCTGCTACTAAATGCTGACTGAGTTTAATATTACAATATTATCTGGGAGATAAATGCATCTTATTTCCCAGATGATAACTGATGTTTTGCATATTCACATGGTGTACAATTATAATACTGCCTAAATAGGTACACAAAGTACGATATACTACTAAAACCACAACTTTCTGATACTTGTTTGAGGGGGCGGTTTTGCTTTAGTAATTTAATAGCAAAAGCCATCCGTGTATCAAGTAATAACTTACTGAAGGAGGTGTTTTCTAATAATAGTTTTTTCTTTATTAAACTCTCACTCATGTATAGATAATCAGTTAAATCTCTTAGTTTCCAATGTTTAGATACATCTGAAAGAAATATGCTGCGTACTTTCCCTGAGAAAGTAGGCATGCCAGACGTAAGAAAAGCTCTAAGGTTGTCAACATCACTAAAAATTGAAAGTAATGAAAAAGTTAAAGCATCCTTAAAATCAGGATGTATATGATTCTGGTCACTTATATTATCGATCATCCTGATTAATAAATCAGGATAAGCAAAAGACTTTTTTAGCAAATGTGGGCATTTATCCAGAAGTTGCTTCCCTTGGTGATTGTGACAAGATAAATAGTTTCTTACAGCACTATCATTAAGTTCGAATTCGATATATTTATCTGAATAGGTTTGTAAGAATTCGCGTTCAGAATGTTTAAGCAACAGCACATCACCATAATTTAATATTAAGAAATCCTTAAGAAATTGAAAAATTATCGGTTTTTTTATTAGGATGAAGTAACAGACTCCTGACATAGCTACCACCATTCTAAAGAGGCTTTGAACAAGAATAGAGATACAGCAGCACTGAAATCAAGAAGTTGTGCAAAAAATAAAAATATTGATTTGTGTCACAGTTGCTGTTTTTTTATTATTGAATTTTTATCAATTTCACTACAGATAAATAAATTGACATAGTGTGTAACCCCTGTAAATATAAAGGGCACTTTATCTGCTAAAGCCAACCAATTTAAAAATAGAGGGTGGGAGCATGGAAGTTATCTACATAGTAGAACCAATCATTTCCACAAGCACTAACAAGTTGATAGCAGTGGAAGTGTTGAGCAGATTTTATTCCAACGAGGGGGCTATTCTTTCTACTCAGAAAGTATTGGGTATGTTTACAAGCAAGATGAAGATTAACTTGCTAAAATCTCAACTTAACACAATAATCAAATATAAGTATTTTTTTGAACGCCATAATATATTATGCTCTATCAATGTAGATTATGATACCTGTTTATATATATATGGCAATAAACAAATTCAAGAACTACTAATAAACAATAAATTTATAGCGATTGAAATATCAGAAAACTATCCTGATTTAAGCGATGAGGATTACATCATATCCTTTCTACTGACTTTGACAGATAATGTTTGGCTTGATGATTTTGGAAGTGGTAACGCCACCATGAAAGCATTAATTAAAAATAAATATCATGCAATAAAACTTGATAAGTCATTTTTTCAAGAGCATATGATTAAGCCTCATTTTGATGTCATTATTAGCAATTTAAAAAAGTTATGTCCGAATATCATCGCTGAAGGCGTCGAAAACATTGATTGTCATAAGTTATCAAAAGGGATAGGACTATGGGGCGCTCAGGGATATTTTTTCCCATCAATTCCGCTGACGGAGATTGAGTCCATAGATAGTAAGTGGCTATCAGATTTATGAGATGCAGAGAGTTAGGATATTGATATGAACATCTAAGCACCTCATTACTGTGCTTAAAAGATGTTATCCTTACCTGTTAATTTACCTTGAGGAACTTTAGTGAGCTCCATCCGATAAAATGCTTTTATCATATTTACAAATGGCTCATATGGTGAATATTCGTTGTCTTGTTTAGTAACGGTGTCTGTCATTGTCCTGATGTAGTCTGCGCTTACCACGTTGTTGTATTCTGTTGCGAAGCAGCATAACAACGTCAGAACATGCTCTGTCGTTATTTCGCTCCAGTTGATGTTGAAAAACTCATCGCCTTTTTTATCGTGTTCGGAATCGAAGATGCTTTGGTGGAGGATGTATTTGCCGGATTCCTTGCGCGGTAACTTGATCGCTTTCTGGCGTTCCAACTCCTTGTAAATCTGCATTGCTTCAATTAGTACCGGCCTGCCGTTCATGAAGGGATCGCGCAACCTTACACGCTGGCCAACTCGACCAGTAATAAAGCTGTTTTCCTCTTCCACCAGCACGATAAAACCCTTTTCCTCTTTTTCTCGCAATTCGCGCAGCAGCTGGAGTTCCATGTCGCGGCGGCGTTCAGGGTATCTGGTCCGCTCAGCCATTATCAGCTCGTTGTTGATCCATGCAGCAGTCATTGACGCCGGTTTGCCGACGTTCATCGAAACAACGCATATTTTCTTATCCATAGCTCCCCCTACAAAAAGAAAAGCCACCAGCGGCGGCTTAGCAATACAACTGAAGGTAGCGCCCGGTACTCAGACTGTGCCGTCCATGGAATATTTGAAAAGGGATCCATCCGTACCGGGCATGTGATGATTCTGACTGAAGTCACTTGTCAGTTGTCAATTATTTCAGATTAAAAATAATATATTTATTAGTGCATGATGTTTGCCATCTCATAGGCGTCAGCCAGCAATTCCATCTCTGACTTGTTCAGCAAGGTGAATTCTTTCTTGCCTCCAACCACACCATCGGCATGAACGGGGACCAGCCAGGGGTATTTTTCTCTTACTTCAGCCGGTGCTGCATGCTGGTGGTGCCATCTACAAAGGGGCAATTGCTTTTTGTGACAACCCTGCGCGGTACGACCGGAGATATGGTGCAGAGACACCTCTTCAGATATTACTCCATGCATGTAGCAGGCAATGCAGGGGAGAGTGCCAAGAGCATTGGCGATGGTCCGTTCCTCCGCCGTCGGTGTTCGCCCCTTCAAGCCACGAGATTTTATTTTTACCGCACTTTTCCGCGTTTTGCTGGCTGGTGGGCGCTCTTTCTGTTTAGCGATACGGCGGTCGATAGAATCCCGCATTTTCTGATATTGCGATTCTCGCCAGGCGGGGTCAGCCAACTTTTCCCGTTGCCGAGCGATCGCTCGTTCTCTGGCTGCCTTCTGCCACTCGCGGCGCTGTTCAAGTTTTTGTTCGATTGTTTTCATATGGCAAAAAAAAGCGGCCTAATGGCCGCCAATGATGTCAAGGAGTGTAGTAATAGCAACGTCTTCGTAGTTGACAAAAACTGCGGTTAAATTATATCAATCAATTAGAGCAATGGTAGGTATTTTTTTTATCGCGAATCACATTTTTTTACTTCAGTACCTGTGTGCTATACTCCTTCTTGATTGATTGGATGCGGAATACAAACCCGCTCTTTTGTGCAGCCTGGCTCCTTGCCAGGCTTTTTTTTTATTTCATCATGGAAGCTGTTAACGCTTTGGACCTTGCTGAACTGATTGAAAGGGCATTGTTTACCTTACCCAGGAGTTCGCCAAATTCCGCCATCACTCTAGTAAGCCCGCGCCGCGCTTCCTCCTCCGTTGCATTCATCACAAAATGTTCAGCACTCCGCATGCTTTTAACGGGGAACGCAACAGATATCGAGTCGATATCAGGCATCCTATCGCTCAACTTTACGGTGACAATGACGGCTGGCGACTGAATATTAGTGCTTACAGACAGCACTACATATTTTCCGTCGATGTTGAAATCCTTTCTCATATGTCACCATAAATATCAAAGAATTAGAGCAATAATTTACGCGTTAATGGCTAATCGCCATCTTCCAGCAGGCGCACCATTGCCCCTGTTTCACTATCCAGGTTACGGATATAGTTCATGACAATATTTACGTTGGTCCAGCCACCAGCTTGCATGATCTCCGGTATTGAAACTCCGGCGCGGGCCATATCTCGCGCGGCTCCGACACGGGCACTGTGTCCAGACCAGGCCAGGTATCTCTGACCAGAGTCATCCTTAGCGCCGTAAATCAATCGATGAGTTGCTTCAAAAATCCCTTCCAGGGCGCGAGTTGATAGCTGGCTGGTGGATGATGGCGCGGCAACACCATTTTTTCTGACGCGGCAAAACAGGTAGTTATTCGGATCATCAGCTACACCAGAGACAGAAATCCATCGCTCAACCAGTTTAGTTACCCCTAGGCTAAGTGCCTTCTCTACACCAGCGGTGCTAACCAGCGTTTTCGTTCTGCCAATATGGATTAACATTCTCCCACCGTCAGTACGTGAGATATCTTTAACCCTGATCCTGGAAATTTCGGCTATACGTAACAGGGTGTTATAAGCAATCCCCAGAAATGCCAGATTACGTATATCCTGGCAGCGCTCACTATTTTCCATGAGTGAACGAACCAGGTCGAAATCAGTGCGTTCGAACGCCAGCGCCTGTTTTGCACGCTCACCGGCATCAACGTTTTCTTTTCGGATCCGTCGCATGACCAGTGAAACAGCATTGCTGTCACTTGGTCGTGGCAGCCCGGACCGACGATGAAGCATGTTTAGCTGGCCCAAATGTTGCTGGATAGTTTTTACTGCCAGACCGCGCGCCTGAAGATATAGAAGATAATCGCGAACATCTTCAGGTTCTGCGGGAAACCATTTCCGGTTATTCAACTTGCACCATGCCGCCCACGACCGGCAAACGGACAGAAGCATTTTCCAGGTATGCTCAGAAAACGCCTGGCGATCCCTGAACATGTCCATCAGGTTCTTGCGAACCTCATCACTCGTTGCATCGACCGGTAATGCAGGCAAATTTTGGTGTACGGTCAGTAAATTGGACATTTAACACTCAGATAATGGTTTTAAGTAAAGTGTACAGGATCGGCTCTGCCTTTACCTGTTTATGGTTCTCGTCATAGAAACGCCAGCGACCACGCGTGCGTTCTATTTTCTCTTCACCGCGCGATAATGACAGTTGACAACTATCACGATCAAACCCTTTTGCCCGCCAGTAACCACGGTTTTTCTCAAGCTCAATATGAGTGGACACTTTAGCAGCTGAATATCCCATTTTTCACCTCTGATTGATTGGTGGTGCTAAGTGCGCTACGCGAAATCTGGAGCACTAACACTGCCAACATTTCGCAGATTTTACGTAGCGCAACCTTGATCAAATGATCAAGTGATCACTATTTGACCTGATAAGGTATTTAACTGTATGGATTTACAGGTAAATTGATCATGTTCAATAACCCTTAAGATAACTTCGTATAATGTATGCTATACGAAGTTATTAGGTCCGAAGAGGAGTTTACGTCCAGCTGCGCATAAAAATCAAGAATTATTAGAGCAATAAATTTTGAGAGAAAAATCCAACTCCACCAGCCAAAAACTGGATTGTTTTTCATAGTTGTTTGACAATTGCTCTAATGAATTATAGTTTTGCCGCCGTTTCGTAATACGACTTTGGATTCACTATTTAATGTGTCTTCAGCGTTGTAGAGCGGCTCAGAAGGAAATGAGCAAACAGGGAAACCTTATACAACGGCATTACAGCTATGCATTGCTCATCTTACACACAGCGCAATGTTGTTAGATTACCCCAGCATGGATCATGGGTGAAACAGTAGGTCAGAGCTTCAGGCTCTGTGTTGTCAATACAGTGAGGCATAATTATGGCTTTCATTCAACCAACCATCGACGACGTTAGACATTGCTCTAACGCTTTATCTGTAGACCCTGCCGAAACCGACGCTGCCCGCGCCATTGCTGAACACTACTCAAAGATATCCAATCAGGAGTACCGCATCACCCAAGACGACCTGGATGACCTCACTGACACAATCGAATATCTCATGGCAACTAACCAGTTAGACTCACAATAAATGCACTAATAAATCTATTATTTTTGTTTGATCCCTCTATAATATAGGTCAGTAATGACCGGTTTTCTCAGCCGGGCGTTATTGACCATGTCAATTCTGGAGGAGGATCAATGATAAATTATGTCTACGGCGAACAACTGTACCAGGAGTTCGTCAGCTTCAGGGATCTCTTTCTAAAAAAAGCTGTTGCACGCGCCCAACACGTTGATACAGCCAGCGACGGTCGTCCTGTACGCCCGGTTGTCGTTCTACCGTTCAAAGAAACTGACAGCATTCAGGCTGAAATTGATAAATGGACTTTAATGGCGCGGGAACTGGAACAGTACCCAGACCTCAATATCCCAAAGACTATTTTATATCCAGTGCCTAACATCCTTCGCGGTGTGCGTAAGGTTACAACTTATCAGACAGAAGCTGTGAACAGCGTCAACATGACCGCTGGCCGCATTATTCATCTGATTGATAAGGACATTCGCATCCAAAAAAGCGCGGGGATCAATGAGCACAGTGCGAAATACATAGAGAACCTGGAAGCAACAAAAGAGCTAATGAAGCAGTACCCGGAGGATGAAAAATTCCGTATGCGCGTACACGGCTTTAGCGAAACAATGCTGCGCGTCCACTACATTTCCAGTAGCCCTAACTACAATGATGGTAAATCAGTTAGTTACCATGTGCCACTGTGTGGCGTGTTTATCTGCGATGAAACTCTCCGTGATGGAATTATCATCAACGGTGAATTCGAAAAAGCAAAATTTAGCCTTTATGACTCCATAGAACCGATCATCTGCGACCGCTGGCCGCAAGCAAAAATATATCGCCTGGCAGATATTGAAAATGTAAAAAAACAAATTGCCATCACTCGCGAAGAGAAAAAGGTTAAGTCAGCCGCATCAGTTACGCGCAGCCGTAAAACCAAGAAGGGGCAGCCAGTAAACGACAACCCCGAAAGCGCGCAATAAATTATGCCCGGCATCAACCGGGCATTCTTCCATTATTCAGCCGCCACCGGTTTTAACAAGCCAGCATCGAGCAGTTTACGCGTCAACCACTGCTGGCCTTTACCCGTTAATTGAGGCGTCAACCGTATCTGGTAGCCATCTTCATCATCCAGCACCACTTCTTTCACCGTGAAATACCCCGCGTTGATGTACTGCTGGAACGGCACATTTTTACGTCCACCGGACGCTATCAGGATGCCGTTCTCCCGTAACCAGACAAACAGCGCGTTTTGTTTAAGTCCAACAACCTTTGCAAAATTCCCAATCAGGATCCCTTTAGCTACTGATACCCGGTCGGCAAAATCGACTTTAGGAGCGGCGGCCACCAGCTGCTGATTTAGCTGGTGGGCTTTCTGTTCCAGAAGTTGCTTTTGTTCAGCCAGTTCGGCAGCCAGGCGTAGGGCTTCAGGAAGCGTCTGGGGGATTGCGATCGGTTGCTGTTCTTTTTGTCGGAAGTAGCTGTCTTCCAGTTTTTCAAAGAATGCCCATGCCTGATCGGTTTCGAGCATTTTAGCGTGGCGGGCTGCGCCGCGTTCTGTCCAGAGGGGGAGTGAGCGAACATTGCGAGCAATTTTTACAGAGTAGTTTAAAGCTACTCTGTGCTTCAACTCGCGCAATGATTCTCCTTCAACTTTGAAAAAGTGCTTCCCTTCAACAAAGCGTACTTTGTTCTCATGATGATTTTGGCGAATACGGATTGTTTCTGTCCCATACCCTCTAGCAAGAGTCTCGGTTGTCACTACACGCACTCCCTGCCATTCCAGAACGGGAATTTCATCAGACTGATTCTGAACAACCACCAGCTCCGATTCTTGAACTGAAGGTGCATGAATTTTTTCTGATTTAACGTTAGTTGCTTTCATTCTGTGTGCCTCCTTGCGTGCTTCGGCTGCGGCGGTTGCGTAATTCAGATGACCCTGTTCGAGCAGGTATTCGCGGATATCAGACAACAGGATACGGTGAACCGCGTTCTTGTCCTTTCTCCGGTAAAGTTGTTTGGTGATCATGAAGTAGTTGGCAATAACGCCTGGTATATCCCTGGTACTGATACAGGCAGTGTGCTGTTCAATTGCCTCGATCATCTCTTCACGGGTGACTAATGACGTTCTCATAGTCCCTCCTGAGCAGAAGCGTTAACAGGGAGGCACCAGTAACTGAGAGAATTGCGTGAATCAGTGGAAAAACGGGCAGAGAAAATACATGGGGCGTCAGGAAGCTGAGAGCGGGCCTCATCTTCTGTCGGTGCAATAACGAAGTGATAGTGACGTTTTTGGCAGGAGTAAAAGCGCCAGATAAATTCAGGATGAGTTGGGATAGGGATAGTAGCCATATTGGCAGCCTCCTTAGACGTTGGTATGTAACCACCGCAGAAGAGACCAATCTTGCTGGCGGTGGACTGTACGGAGTTGGCCTTACTGGCGTCCAAGGTAACCAGCCTACCCGAAGGTAGCCCCATACAGCCCACCATTGTAGAGGTGTGCGTGTACGCCGATACAAAAAAAAGACGCGAGCGGCGTCTGTATCGCCTTAGACTTAAGCGGGAGGCCAATCCCGGCACCCGTTTTAATGAGGTGCCTGATAAGCATAAACCGAAAATGCCTCAAGGCGCAAGAGGTCAGGCTCAATGTAACATCGGTAGTTAAAAAACACAATTTATTAGAGCAAATATTCATTCATTAAGCCATGCCAGAGCTTCATCAACCTGCGCTTCGTCTTCGACGCTAAGCACTTCATCCTGGGGAACATAATCCGCCAGCATAGCGAAACAATATGTATCCCAATGGTCTGGTGAGTGCAGGTTGAGTTTTTTCTTCATATCCTCCTTACTCATCACCTTCCATTGACCTGCGGAGTTAATCCCTACAGGGATTTTCGACGCTTCCTCAATAGTTTCATTACCCTTATCCAGTCTCATACGACCAGATTTTACGGCCTCTGCGGCTTGAACGTTGGCATAAGCACGTTTATCAAAGTACAGGCTCTTATCTTCACGGCTATGCATCTTTTTACCCCAGCGTATACGCTGTACGGTAATACCATAATACTCGTACATCAGATCCGCCGTTGCTTTACCCAGGCCATCGCCGTCTATCGCTATGGTGATATTTGGGAATCGCTCAGGATTACATTCTGCGAAAATTTTGGCGGCAAGCTGCGTTTCTGTAACGTCTGTGTATTCCAGCATTCGATAGTTGATTACACGGCGTTTATTTCGCTGGCCGGACACCATCATGATATTGATAACGGACTTATCCCGTCCCGTACCACCAGCAACGTCCACACATGCAAGCCAGCCCCATCCTTTGGCAATCTTGACTTTCCGCCGCGTTGCACGTTCAACCTCATCACGTCCAAGAAGGAAGCCATCCTGTGATTTAGGGAATAGGCCGCGTACCTTAATCATGTACATAGGGTTATCACGCCCGCCGTACTCCGCCAGCTTCATTTTGATAAATGCTGGCGTTACCAACGGTGATTCCTCACTGTTAAGCGTGATCGCCGTATAAACGCCATCAGGGTTACCAGGACGCTTGGCCAGTTTATGGTGTGTATCGTAGAAATAGCCGCTTGGGCGTGTAGGCTGTGACAGCAATAAGATGCGGTTATCCTGTCCGGTAAGAGCACCGGTGATGATACCGAAAGCTCTATCACTGACACCGGAGGCTTCATCGATAATATACAGAAGATGATCTGCGTGTTCACCGGCGAGAGCTTCTTCACTTCCCAGACGAAAGCCCTTCGGTACTACAGTCCATACACCTTTACCAGTAACCTCATAGAAAGCGGTTTCTGTCAGAACAAAATAATCAGCAAGCCATGGAAAACGGCTGGTGGCAGTAGCCCAGTTTATCTTGATGTACTTGAATATACCGGTCATTACCTGCTGAATTTTGTTCGCAACGATAATGGCGCGGGCACCGGGATACATGATTATGAACAACATGATCATGATAGAAGTCATGTCTGATTTCCCGGTACCGTGACCAGACGAAACAGATGTCTTGCTACCCTGTTCCTGCACAGACTCAATAATCAGATCCTGCTGCCAGGTAGGTGTTTTGCCGAACAAAACATCAGCGGCAGCAATCCAGTCATAACGATATAGCGCCACCAGCTCGCGCCAACGTGGATCCGTTACGCAACTTCTGGCCATTAATCATCATCCCCGTATAGCTTGCGGGTAACTTCTTCGTCTTCCTCCTCGTCTTCGTCCAGGTCTTGTTCCAGCCATGGGTCGTTTGATACACCTTCAGTATCAACATCTCCATAACCGCCTGTATCAACGATATCGGCGATTTCTTCCCTACGCTGCTCAATCCACAATGCGGCATCGGCGCGGCGGTTGGCGGCCCGTTCTCGCGCAACTTTGTCCAGATCTTCAAGAGAAGGGCCACCGACGGCTGTTTGCCTTTCCTCATCATCGGTATTGGTCTTAGGAGCACGCAGATCGGCTTTGATTTGCTCCAGCATCAGGGGCGGCACTTTTCCGCCATGCGCCTCGATGAATTCAGCTGCTTCCAGCACTGACCAGTTATTTTCACGCTTTCGTTCGTAAGCGCAGATAAACATCGCGCTTATCGACATCCAGATGCGGGTATTCCTTTTCAAGAATTGCTGCGAGTTCTTTCGCTGATAGAAGAGATTTAGTGCGGATCATGTAATCCGCAATCTCGTACGATGTTATTCGTGAGTGATTTATTTCCATGAAGTGGCGTCCCTGCCAGTTAAGTAACATCCTGTCACCTACTGATTAGCCCATGTCAACTAATCAACGTGAAATATAATACCCTCGATTAAAGAAATGGCAATACATTAGAGCAATTTTATCTAACGCTCGACGAGTGACTTGTGATAGCGCCGACTCCAAGCGCGTAATCAAAGAACAATCGTTGATGCATCGCCAGCCTACCGTGCGTCTTCTCCCAATTATCGCGGTCACGCTCAATATCACGCTGGCATGACTGGCACAGAGGAATTGCGTAAATGTCATGCGCGTATAATCGACTATGACGAACGATATAAGGCGTAATGTGAGCGCCAGCTCCCGCCGCTCCACACCCACAGCATGGACGGGAAGCAACAAAGTCCATGTACTCAGGTAATTTTAGCGATTGCAGTTTTGGTATTTTGAAATGCGCCATGCCAGGGTCGGAGTCAACATCCACAGGGCATACTTTTGCACGCATCGGCGCGGCGCGTTCTTCCATCATCTGAACATATGCTGTAGCGCGATCGTCATACGGGCGAATATCCGCCTCTTTCAGAGGTCCGCTATCCTGCGTTGCGGCTTTCATCTTATTTATTGATATACGGCAAACTTCTTCCGGCATCAGGTGCATCATGTTGCGCATGAAAGCCCACCAGCACAGTTCCTGAATACTTAAATCATGGCCATCTGAAAGCCCCATTTCCTGACGGGCGACATCCAGTATCCAGTTAACGCGATTATTATGCAGCGTTTCTTTCAGCTCATTAAAACCACGCATCCGGTAATGGTTATCGTGATGCCAGCACAACAACACCGCGCTATTGTCTCGTTCTGCGTGGACAATATGGTTGTCACACCAGCTACGATCTGCGGCCTGGCATTGCCCCTCTTTCCTGCGCAACCACGCCACCAGCGCGTCAATTCCACCAATACTGCGAAACAGTTCATCGCTGTTAAAAAACGGCTGCAACGCCTCATTTGTTGCCATAGTTTGCTCGGAAACAACGAGGCCGTCGTCCATGTGCTCGATTAACTCACGCGGCACCGGCTCCATAATAAATTTACGGCCAGCCTCCACCAGCTTTCTGACTTCCTGATCCACTTTGAATGTGGCGACGCCAAGCTCTTTTTGTACAAAGGGAGTAATTACGGCTTTCACATCACACCTTTCATCACTGATTGGGCTTTATCTGCTGCCCGGCATTCTCTGTTTAAGCACAACCATTTCCTGACGGCATAACACAGCAATAGCGGTCCTGGCTCCAATTTGCTTACCAACCAGGTATTGCTTTACCTCGCGGCGACTCACGCCATCAAGAAGCATCTTTAACGCTTCACGGGACAATTTGTTGTATTTGCGTGCCATTAATCTACTCCGCAGAACCATACAATCTACGTAACGTGTCGGCGACAGAAGATACAGATATCTCGCCAGTCGCAGCGCCTACAGTAAGGTCTGCCAGTTCAGGTGAATCAAATACCTGCACCCCGTTACGGCGTAGAAATAGCAGCGCGCTGTTTAGCGCGGTACGCTTATTGGCATCATTGAATATATGCCCTCTCGCTGTAGCCACCAGGTAGGTGGCGGAGACTTCGAAAAGGTCGGTGATCTCTTCGTAGGCAACTCTGGCCTGAACTCTCCCGATAATGGCCTCTGCCCTACCCGGATCTGACATTCCCGGCAAGCCGCCGTAGCGGTTTATATTCGCATCATGAAGCGCAATAAGTTCTTCCGGTGATATATGCCTCATTATCGGTTAACCAGTTCCTTGTTGGTGGAGTCCAGGGTGTCAAACAGGGATGCAAATTCAGCATCCAGCGCCGCTTTTTTGTAGGCTTCGAAAGTAGCCTTGCTGACAATTACTGCTGGCTCACGGCCTCTGCGGGTGATTTCAACCTCTTCCCCGGCCTCAACATTGTTGAGCACTTCAGAAAGGTTGCCGCGCGCGGTACGGAAGTTAATGGATTGCATAAATACCTCATGTACTCGTTATGTGTACACAATTATAAACTTCACAGGCATAAAGCACCAGCACTTTGCGGCTTAACAAACCTCTAGGCAGGTCATTCGTAGCCTAATGTCCGAACTGCTAAAGCATCCAAGTTGCTGTAGAATCACATCCAATTACATAAGCCTGAAATAAGTGGATGAAAATGACAAGTATTCAACAACGTGCAGAGCTTCATCGTCAAATCTGGCAAATTGCTAACGATGTCAGGGGTTCGGTCGATGGATGGGATTTTAAGCAATACGTTCTGGGCGCACTTTTCTACCGTTTTATCAGCGAAAATTTTTCCAGTTATATTGAAGCCGGTGATGACAGTATCTGTTATGCGAAACTGGATGACAGCGTAATTACTGATGACATTAAAGACGATGCCATCAAAACTAAAGGCTACTTCATCTACCCCAGTCAGCTTTTCTGCAACGTAGCTGCGAAAGCAAATACTAATGACAGACTGAATGCAGATTTAAACAGCATCTTCGTTGCTATCGAAAGTTCTGCTTACGGTTATCCTTCAGAAGCTGACATCAAAGGTTTGTTTGCTGATTTCGATACTACCAGTAACCGCCTGGGTAACACCGTTAAAGATAAAAATGCCCGCCTGGCTGCGGTTCTGAAAGGGGTTGAAGGGTTAAAACTTGGTGACTTCAACGAACATCAGATTGACCTGTTCGGTGACGCCTATGAGTTCCTGATTTCTAACTATGCGGCGAATGCCGGTAAGTCAGGCGGCGAGTTCTTTACACCGCAACACGTCTCTAAGCTGATTGCACAACTGGCTATGCACGGGCAGACCCACGTTAACAAAATCTACGACCCGGCAGCAGGATCCGGTTCGCTGTTGTTGCAGGCTAAAAAACAGTTTGATGACCATATCATCGAAGAAGGCTTTTTTGGTCAGGAAATCAACCATACAACCTATAACCTGGCACGTATGAACATGTTTTTGCACAACATCAACTACGACAAGTTTGATATCAAGCTGGGTAATACACTGACTGAGCCACACTTCAGAGATGAAAAACCGTTTGATGCCATCGTTTCTAACCCGCCGTATTCGGTGAAATGGATTGGCAGCGATGACCCGACGCTGATTAACGATGAACGTTTTGCCCCGGCTGGCGTTCTGGCCCCCAAATCCAAAGCTGACTTTGCGTTTGTATTACATGCGCTGAACTATCTTTCTGCCAAAGGTCGTGCTGCGATTGTTTGCTTCCCGGGTATTTTTTACCGTGGCGGCGCGGAGCAGAAAATCCGTCAGTATCTGATTGACAATAACTATGTCGAAACCGTAATTTCACTGGCACCGAACCTGTTCTTTGGCACCACCATTGCAGTAAACATTCTGGTTCTGTCCAAACATAAAACGGATACCAACGTTCAGTTTATTGACGCCAGCGAACTGTTCAAAAAAGAGACTAACAACAATATCCTGACCGATGCCCATATCGAACAGATTATGCAGGTATTTGCCAGCAAGGAAGATGTTGCTCATCTGGCGAAATCTGTCGCGTTTGAGACCGTTGTTGCTAATGACTATAACCTGTCGGTGAGCAGCTATGTGGAAGCGAAAGATAACCGCGAAATTATCGATATTGCTGAGCTGAATGCTGAGCTGAAAACCACGGTCAGCAAAATCGACCAGTTGCGCAAAGATATTGATGCGATTGTGGCTGAAATTGAAGGCTGCGAGGTGCAGAAATGAGCGAGATGAGTTATCTGGAAAAATTGCTGGATGGGGTTGAAGTTGAGTGGTTGCCATTGGGGGAAATAACCAAATATGAACAGCCAACAAAGTATTTGGTAAAAGCAAAAGATTATCACGACACATATACCATACCGGTTCTTACTGCCGGAAAAACATTTATTCTTGGATACACAAATGAGACTCATGGTATTTATCAGGCATCAAAGGCACCTGTAATAATTTTTGATGATTTCACCACCGCTAATAAATGGGTGGATTTTGACTTTAAGGCAAAATCATCGGCCATGAAAATGGTTACATCATGTGATGATAATAAAACCTTACTGAAATATGTTTACTATTGGCTCAATACATTACCAAGTGAATTCGCAGAGGGAGACCATAAACGCCAATGGATTAGTAATTATTCTCAAAAAAAAATCCCAATCCCCTGCCCGGATAATCCGGAAAAATCCCTTGCCATCCAGTCTGAAATCGTTCGGATTCTGGATAAATTTACTGCACTTACCGCTGAGCTTACCGCTGAGCTTAACATGCGTAAAAAACAGTACAACTACTATCGCGACCAGTTGTTGAGTTTTAAAGAGGGTGAGGTTGAGTGGAAGACTTTGGGAGAGATCGGAAAATGGTATGGGGGAGGGACACCATCAAAAAATAAAATTGAATTTTGGGAAAATGGAAGCATTCCATGGATTTCCCCGAAAGATATGGGCCGAACACTTGTAGACTCTTCGGAAGACTATATAACTGAGGAGGCTGTTCTACAATCGTCAACAAAACTGATTCCAGCAAACTCGATTGCAATCGTTGTTCGCTCAAGCATATTGGATAAAGTATTACCAAGTGCATTAATAAAAGTACCTGCTACGCTCAATCAAGATATGAAAGCAGTCATTCCTCATGAAAACATCTTGGTTAAATATATTTATCATATGATTGGGTCTAGGGGGAGTGATATTCTGCGAGCAGCGAAAAAGACAGGAGGGTCCGTAGCTTCTATTGACAGTAAAAAATTATTTTCATTTAAAATTCCGGTTCCTAACATCAATGAACAACAACGAATTGTCGAAATACTCGACAAATTCGACACACTGACTAACTCCATCACCGAAGGTCTTCCGCGTGAAATCGAGTTGCGCCAGAAACAATACGAGTACTATCGTGATTTACTGTTCAGTTTCCCGAAACCTGAAACTGTCAGTAATTAATTGATCATTGCTACCGATCGGACCACCTTAACACCCGGTCAGTATATAGACTATTTTTTACGCGCCGGAAGTCACCATTACCCCCCTTCCGGCCCTTGCCAGACGGCACAAAGGATGCGCTATGACTCATCAGACACACACCATTGCTGAATCCAATAACTTTATCGTTCTTGATAAGTACATCAAAGCTGAGCCAACAGGCGACAGCTACCAGAGCGAATCGGACCTGGAACGCGAACTGATACAGGACCTACGGAATCAGGGCTATGAATTTATATCCGTAAAATCACAGTCGGCGATGCTGGCCAATGTTCGGGAACAGCTTCAGAACCTCAATGGTGTGGTGTTTAATGACAGCGAGTGGCGGCGTTTCACGGAGCAGTATCTGGATAACCCGAGCGATGGCATTCTGGATAAGACCCGTAAAATCCATATCGACTATATTTGCGACTTTATTTTTGATGACGAGCGTCTTGAGAACATCTATTTGATAGATAAAAAGAATCTCATGCGCAATAAGGTGCAGATTATCCAGCAGTTTGAACAGGCGGGTTCTCACGCTAACCGTTATGACGTAACTATCCTGGTTAATGGCTTACCGCTGGTACAAATCGAACTGAAAAAACGCGGCGTGGCGATTCGTGAGGCTTTCAACCAGATACATCGTTACAGTAAAGAGAGTTTTAACAGCGAAAATTCCCTGTTTAAGTATCTGCAGCTGTTCGTCATTTCCAACGGCACTGATACCCGTTATTTTGCCAACACGACAAAGCGCGATAAAAACAGTTTTGACTTCACCATGAACTGGGCGAAATCAGACAATACGCTGATTAAAGACCTCAAAGACTTTACCGCCACCTTTTTCCAGAAACATACTCTGCTTAATGTTCTGGTGAACTACAGCGTTTTTGACAGCAGTCAGACACTACTGGTAATGCGACCGTACCAGATTGCCGCCACCGAGCGCATTCTGTGGAAAATTAAGAGTTCCTTTACAGCGAAGAACTGGTCAAAACCGGAAAGCGGTGGGTATATCTGGCACACTACCGGTTCTGGTAAAACCCTCACCAGCTTTAAAGCCGCGCGTCTGGCAACAGAGCTGGACTTTATTGATAAAGTCTTCTTTGTGGTCGACAGGAAAGACCTCGATTACCAGACCATGAAGGAATATCAGCGTTTTTCGCCAGACAGCGTCAACGGCTCGGAAAATACCGCAGGCCTTAAACGAAATCTGGATAAGGACGATAACAAAATTATCGTCACTACTATTCAGAAACTCAATAACCTGATGAAAGCAGAAAGCGATCTGCCTGTATATAATCAGCAAGTGGTGTTTATATTTGATGAATGCCACCGCAGCCAGTTTGGAGAAGCGCAGAAAAACCTGAAGAAGAAATTCAAACGCTATTATCAGTTTGGTTTTACCGGCACCCCTATTTTCCCGGAAAACGCCTTAGGCTCAGAAACAACCGCCAGCGTATTTGGTCGTGAATTGCATTCGTATGTAATTACCGATGCGATTCGTGACGAAAAAGTGCTCAAATTCAAGGTGGACTACAACGATGTGCGGCCACAGTTTAAGTCTTTAGAGACAGAAACTGACGAGAAAAAACTGAGTGCGGCTGAAAATCAGCAGGCGTTTCTTCATCCCATGCGTATTCAGGAAATCACGCAATATATTCTGAATAATTTCCGCCAGAAAACCCACCGTACCTTCCCTGGCTCAAAAGGTTTTAATGCTATGTTGGCAGTGAGCAGCGTGGATGCCGCGAAAGCCTATTATGCGACGTTTAAACGGTTACAAGAAGAAGCCGCTAATAAATCGGCTACCTATAAACCGCTGCGTATTGCGACAATCTTCTCCTTTGCCGCCAATGAAGAACAAAATGCCATTGGTGAAATTTCCGATGAAACTTTTGATACCAGCGCAATGGACAGCAGTGCTAAAGAGTTTCTGGACGCTGCAATTCGTGAATATAACAGCCATTTTAAAACTAACTTTAGCACCGACAGTAACGGTTTTCAGAACTACTATCGTGATTTAGCCCAGCGGGTTAAAAATCAGGATATCGATCTGCTAATTGTCGTGGGGATGTTCTTAACCGGCTTCGATGCTCCAACATTGAACACGCTATTCGTCGATAAAAACTTACGTTATCACGGCCTGATGCAGGCATTTTCCCGCACCAACCGCATTTATGACGCCACTAAAACCTTCGGTAATATCGTCACTTTCCGGGATCTGGAACGCTCAACTATTGATGCCATAACGCTGTTTGGTGACAAAAACACCAAAAATGTGGTGTTAGAAAAGAGTTATACAGAGTATATGGAAGGCTTTACTGATGCTGCTACAGGTGAAGCTAAACGCGGCTTCATGACAGTAGTTTCAGAACTGGAACAACGGTTCCCTGACCCTACCAGTATTGAAAGTGAAAAAGAGAAGAAAGACTTCGTTAAACTGTTTGGCGAATACCTGCGTGCCGAGAACATCCTGCAAAACTATGATGAATTTGCCACGCTAAAAGCCCTGCAACAAATCGATCTTAGCGATCCTGTTGCGGTAGAAAAATTCAAAGCAGAACATTATGTGGATGATGAAAAGTTCGCTGAATTGCAAACAATTCGTCTCCCTGCTGATCGCAAGATTCAGGATTATCGTTCTGCCTATAACGATATTCGCGACTGGCAGCGCCGTGAGAAAGAAGCTGAGAAAAAAGAGAAATCAACCACTGACTGGGATGACGTAGTTTTTGAGGTCGATTTGCTGAAGTCTCAGGAAATAAACCTGGATTATATCCTTGGACTGATTTTCGAACACAACAGACAAAATAAAGGCAAGGGCGAAATGATCGAAGAGGTCAAACGCTTAATTCGTTCAAGCCTGGGAAACCGTGCTAAAGAGGGCCTGGTGGTCGATTTTATTCAGCAAACGAACCTGGATGATTTACCGGACAAAGCCAGCATCATTGACGCATTCTTTACGTTTGCTCAACGCGAACAGCAACGTGAAGCAGAAGCATTGATAAAAGAAGAAAATCTCAATGAAGATGCAGCAAAACGCTATATTCGCACGTCTTTAAAACGCGAATATGCCACCGAAAATGGCACAGAATTAAACGAAACATTACCAAAACTTAGTCCGTTAAATCCGCAATATAAAACGAAAAAACAGGCAGTTTTCCAGAAAATCGTCTCGTTTATTGAGAAGTTTAAAGGCGTAGGCGGAAAAATATAGCCCAATTCGTGTTTTTCTTGCGGGTTCTTAATTAAACCCGCAAGAGACCGTGGGGTTCCAAATGGCTAATATACTCCCCTTACCCATGTGCGACGATATCGCCAAAAGTGATAGAGAACAGCCAGAAATAGATCGCGGCCATAATGATTTTGAATGCCGTGTTCATATTTTCAGCTCCTGTGATTGATTGGATACATGCCGCGCCTTGCGGCATGTTTTTATTTTCACTTTCTCTGCTTTAAAAATAAATATTTATTAGAGCAATTATTGTTGATGGAGAAGCGCGTTTTCATACTCCCTGACCATTAACGTAAGCACGCCGTGCCTCCTGAAAACACGCGCCACTTCAATCTTATCTTCCAGCGCGAACGCGATTTTACTTAGACCAATTTTCTTAAGGAGATCAATCTTTGCTGGGCCGTCATTTCTGTCATCGGTGGCAGGACGCATAGATAGCAAAGGCTCAGCCCCGTTTGTTACGTACTTCCGCAGCCAGGCTCGTGTTTTATCCCTTGCGATCTCACAGCGCCCGGTTACAAACCAGACCGTGTAAACGTTAAATAACTGGCGCACAATATCAATAACTGGAGTTATGGGAGTATCAGTGTCACAGGCGAGATTAAACTCGTTCCAGTCCTTTGTTAATGCACCTTTACCTGGTGGCGGAAGCAAATGCAGTCTGTCTTCAGTTGCCTCTGATATTGTTCCATCAATATCAACTATGACGATATACGGACGTTCCTGGTGTGCGTGTTTATTGAAAATACTCAAATGCCCTCCTCATTGGACGAAAAAAATGCTGGTGGGCGCACTCCACCAGCATCAAAAGTGACACTGTAACTGTCAGCGAACGTAAATAGTGCCGCCGTTCTCTTTTTCCCATGCATCGCTACGTGCATAGCAAACATCGAGAAGTCTTCTTGCCGCTGTTTCCTCTAAACCCAATTCGACAACCAACTGCTCATGACGGCGGGTAACCACATCAAACAGGGTATGCAGCCCTTTAGCTGCCAGATCATCAATAAATTCCGGTTCGAACGGCAGCTCTGCCTCTGCCAACATAACCTCTTGCGCCCACTCAACTCGACGGACCAGTTCCGGGCGGCGGCTTTCCATCTCTTTACAGATCAATTCATGGAAGAACTCTACCCAACCTTCCGGCTGGAACTCGCGGAAAATGGCCAACGGCTGGAAGTTTGGCATCAACCATTCGTTGATTCGGATATCAATGGCATAGCCCATGTCGCAGCAGAACTGATAAGCAAAGTCCAGCTTAGAAACGATATAAGGACGCTCGTTATTGAACTCTTTAGGCGATGAGATCCCATAAGCCAGGAGGCGCGGGAAGAAGGAGATTTGCCCTAACGTCGGATGAAGTTTGCTTGCAGGGAAACGTCGCTCAGTAATGCCATACATTTCCTTCTTGAGCGTCGCAAATTTGGCATTCTCATTAACCAGCGCGGTAACCTCTGCTTTTTTATTAGCAAATGCCACGCGCGCCTCACTTGCATCTTTAATAGTCTTTTTGAGCTGTTGGTTAAGGTCGGCGACCTGCTTACGCAGTTCCTGTCGCTCACTTTTGGCTTTGTTATAGCGTTTCTCAAGGTTAAAAGGATCAAGTTTCATGATCTCTTTATATTGAGATTTTAGCGTTGAAATCTGTGAGTTCCGCAGTTCAACCATCGCGGTCACTTCATTGAGTTTTGTTTCCAGCTCAATGCTTATACGTTCGGCATTATCAGCACGCTGGTTGGCGTCATGCGTCGCATCGTCGATCGCGTCCTGTTGCTGGCGTTTCAAATGTTCAATTTGCAGCTGAAGCTCTTCAATTTCTTTACCCTTCAGACCGAGATCCAACTGCATATTTTCAGCTGCATCTACCAGGGAGTTATGGCTATCAGCTTCTGCGTTATAAACATCAATAAGCTGTGCGTGAAGCATCTCCGCTGACTGAACCGCATTATCAAAAAAACGTGCTGTGAGGTCATCACAACTAACGCGGCGTTGCGCGGCCCGGATGTTCTGGATAATGGCCGGGATACCGGCATTCAGGACATCAGGGATAGATACATTTTCGATTGATTGGTTTTGTGCTGAAGTGCTCATTTCAAAGTTCCGTATTAGCTTGTGCTTCGGTCATTTTTCCTAAGTATGAAGGAGGAAGGACTACGCAATTTGTATCCAGTCCCTCACCTATGGCAGCCTGTAAAATTCTGGCTAAGGTGAGTCTCTTGTTGCGATACCTGGTGATGACATGCCTGATACCGCCGGTCGGCGTAACAAAGGCGATCAGCCAGTAGTGATATTTCCGTCGGAATGGCCACATAGTGCACCCTGTAGATTGCTCTAATAAAAAACGTGATAAGTGTACATCACGTTTTAAAAATATGGAATTATTAGAGCAATATTATTCTGATTCTCGCTCAAAAAACGAGCTGATAAGGGGAAGCCAATCCTCTGACACTTCGCGAGGTCGCGGTTTGCCGTGGAAAAAGATTATTCGGCAGTCTTTTGGTAATGCCCCATTCCCCCTGGAGTAACGCGCGCTCGCATATTTCGAACCAGGTTCCACAACATCGGCCTTGTAACTTACAAACCATCCCGGATACAGATCCTGAAATGCTGGTGTATCATCACCCATAACCTTCCGCAAAAACCCCTGCTCACCCCAGCATTCAGTAGTAACACAACGAGCAACCCAACCTTCCGGATCTTGCCAGAATGCACTCCAGATATGCGCTTTTACACTATTTGGTATCCACAGGGCACCGCTACCACGATATTGTGGATGGTAAAAATCCCTAAGCATGGTGAAGCTGGTTGGTGGATTCTCAAGGATTGGGCGTATATCACCGGCAATAACTGTGTCCAAATCCAGATAGAACAGATCATCTGTTATATCCGGTCGGAACAACTCTATTTTCGCCCACCAGCCACGGCACTTTTGCCACTGGTTGATCAATGGGACAACTTTGACGCCAGGTACATGTAAACGCTTCAGGTCTGTCAGGCAAATAATTTCATAGCCTTTTGGCAGTTGATTAACCAGCCACTGCACATCGGAAGCGTTATAGTCACCACCAGAGCGAAAAACTAAAGCAATCTTCATGCTGCACCATCACCTTTCACTTTCATCAATGTCAGGTTTCCGCAAAATACGGCACCAGTGTCGATATACTGCTGATTCCAGAATGTCTTCGGGCTTTTCACCGGAGTGTGACCAAAGATAAAACGATCTGCGCCCGAAATTTCGCCACCAATATCATCCATCGAATCACTGATACGCTCGCGCGCCCAGACAACGTTGAAAAGCGGCACCTCCTTACCGAATTGGTATTCATTATCCGGATAGTCGGCATGGGCTATAACGATAGTTTCTTGCCCGGTGTTCAACTCAATGATATAGGGCAGTCGTCTTACCAACTCCACCAGCGCCCAGGCTAATATTTCCTGCTCAGTGTCCAGCATGAAGAACCATTGTCCGCCATTCATTAGCCAGTTATTCACGTTGCCATCTGGACTTAACGCATCAATCATCAGCCGCTCATGGTTACCCATGACCGCTCTGAACCAGGGCATCTGCAATAGTTCCAGACATTCGACATTTTCAGTACCGCGATCGATAAGGTCGCCGACCGATATCAGTAAATCCTGCGCCGGGTCAAAATCCACACGATGGAGTTCGGACATCAGTCTGGTGTAGCAACCATGCAGATCACCAACAACCCAGACATTCCTGTATTTGGTACCGTCGATACGGTGATAAATTGTGGGTGCCATCATGTATTCTTCAGCCATTCTTTAAGAGTCATCTGCGGAATACCTCCCATTCTCCCGCATGAAACAACGTCAATCTGTTCACGCGCAGACTGGAATAACAAAGGCAGGTGACTTAGATTTTTTGGCGTGCCGCCGGAGTGAACGCGTGGTTCTTGTGTAGCGTCAACGCCCACCAGGGCGACATGTTTGAATCCGATATGGAAAGCCAGGTTCAGAGCGCCATATGCACTATTGCCGCTGGCAATTTCATTCTCATCTTCGCAAAGTCCGAAATGTGCGGACCAGCGCCACGCCCACCACTCGGGAGAATTCGTATTTTTTGGCTCCATGCCACGTTCAGCCACACGACGGAAGCACAGAACGCCGTCTCTGACTTCACGTTCTTTAACATCGGGTAGTGCCATGCAATAACAAACACCACGGCGACGGCGGCCACGACCAACGCGCCGCATATTGTCTGGCGATGGATCAAGTGTGAAAAAATAAGAAGCGCGGTTCAGCCAGTCGATGGCCCCATTGACCGCTATAATCGGCACTCCGCGCGGCGCAACAAAGTTTGCGGCGCTTGGGCCACTGCCGACGATAATAACGCGATCACTGCCTCTAAATTTATTCTTGGGAAACATTGAATTGCACTGCTCCTACTTGCATTCAAAATATGTAAATCTGCGTGTTTTTTGCGGGTATCCAGGAACTGCTGTTGCCATTTTGAAATAGACACCTGCGTTGGATTCCGTAGGGCTTGAGGGTGTGCTCCATGCCAATGAAGGCCGTTTTGCAGAGAACAGTCATAGCCGACTAATACAACTACTTCAGCCCCTGATTCAGCCGCCAGACTGATAGCCTGCGCGCCGCTATTAACCCCTTCAGCCGGTCCACAATATCGCCTGTACTCCAACGAAAATGATTTCGCCGCCGCCAGGTTGGCTGTCACTTTGCGGAATCTCCCTCCCGGTATGGTGGATCCGTATTGCTTCCACCATGACAAATCACCGGCGTATAAGGCATAAATGTCATCGAACATCTGCCAGGAATTGTTAACCGCGATGATTGAACAGCCAGTTTTTTCTATAGCAGCACAGTCCTCACGAGTGAGTGACGGACCGCTACCGACACAAAAAACAGTCCTAGTCGCCCTGGGTGGTATGTTCATTCTCAGCTGCAAATTCAGCCTCCAGGCGAGCATTCATTTCAGCGATTACCGGGTCCACTACAGCATCTGCTTCCTGTTCATTACGCGGCATGATCGATGCCAGCGATTCATAATTAGCCTTGGATGACACGATTATTCTCCCGATGTTAATGTGCGCTATATCAAAGAGCACACATGCACTAATTAATTTATTATTTCACGTAGCGTACAACCACTTGTCACCGTTCAATACATGCTCAATAGCCTCACCCTTTTTAAGGCTCATGTATTCCAGGATGGCGGTTATCGCTTGTTCTGCACCATACGCAAGAACGACGTAGTAACCTTCCTCTCTAAGCCTGCGCATCCAGGCGATCTGCTCTTTCGTCGGGGCTTTACCATTTGGTTCTTTAAGCTCAATTCGCATGCCGTGATAAATACCGCATGCTTTATCGAGACTCATGTCCGGATAACCTTTTTTCTGCCCTTCAGCCTTCATTTTCCCGGCGGTTGCTTTTGAACGTTTCCCTCCGTTAGGCGTTGCATGCAACAGCTCATAGATGTCAGGGTGCTTGCGTTCGAAGTAATCAAAAATGAAAACCTGCTCGAAGTGCTCGCAATTTCCGTCGCGCAGGTCGGGGTTCTTTGCCAGTGCTGCAAGTGCCTTCGCATGTGGAGAAACTTCTTTTACCGGCGCAAGCGATAAGAATGGATCCTTTTTGGTTTTTGGCCTGGACCGCCCCTTATTTCGACGCTCACTAAAAGCCTGAAACTCTTCCTCAGTAAAGCGCAACATAATCAGTCAAATCCTGCCGGTCGCATGCTATATTTACGCTGTTTTGCAGCCTGCTCTTCCCTGTGCCATTGCGCACATTCAGCGTCACAATAAATGCCTGATTCAATCGATTCATTGCAGTAACGACACTTCCCTGTAAATACCTGGCTCACGACCTGTGCCTGCTTTCTGATGTTATCGATGGCCATGTCTTTGAGAGCTTCTAACTGATTCATGCTCAGCTCTGCATCATCAACACGTTCTGCCAATTTTGTTTCCTCGTGAAGAACCTACTTAAGGGCAGAATGATACATTTCACAATCAAAATTGCACTAATAATTTTCTTTTATTGAGTTAAATAATCAACAAATGACTAGCGGTAGAATCACCATCATCTATTTCTGGCAGGCTGACTATGGCTACATCAATCACTACAACCCAAAGCACCCGGCAATATCCTCTGTCGCGGTATGACGACCGCAACATAGCCGATCCAATACTCAGGGCAGAGCTACGCAAAGAGGTGATGCTTATGTGTGAATCGAACGACAAGAATCTGACGATTTATTACGTTCTTCCCGATGAGCAATATCGCCCGGATTTGCTGGCTTACCGTATGTGGGGCATAGCAGAGCTACGCTGGGTTGTGACGCTCGCCGCCGGGCTTGAGGATGAGTCTCAGGGTATGACTGTTGGCAAAAAATTAAAACTCCCACCTGCCACCTGGATCCGCGAAATGATTCGCCATTTCCAATACGACGGCCAGGTAATAGTGAACCGCCCCGGGAATCCTGGAGACTAAACTTCCTGAGAAAGAGGTAAACAGGATGACTAAAAATACTCGTTTTTCCCCCGAAGTCCGTCAACGGGCAGTCCGTATGGTTCTGGAAAGTCAGAGCGAATATGACTCACAATGGGCGACAATTTGTTCCATTGCTCCAAAGATTGGCTGTACGCCGGAGACTCTGCGTGTCTGGGTTCGCCAGCATGAGCGGGATACC